TGATCCTGAAGTGGTGCAATCCGTAGAAGACGGGCCCAGCGACTTTAAAGTTTTCAAGGGTGGTGAACTCCCACGCAAGCGTCGAGTAAAGCCGGCCGAAGTCAAATACCCATTTGACCAGCTTGGTGTGGGAGATCTGTTTTTTATCCCCGCTACGAAAGAACGGCCTAACCCTGCCAAGTCTTTGGCCTCAACAGTGTCTAGCGCCTCTAAGCGCTATGCAAAAGTAACGGGCCAGAAGGAAGCCATTAAAAAAGGCGTTATCTCACTAGTCGACGATTACACCTATGAACGTAAGTTCACGATTGCCACCATTAAAAAGGGCACAGAATGTGGCGATTTTACCGCTTCAGAGGACGGTGCGATCGTTATGCGTGTTGACGTATCGTAAATATATTGACTTTCCGAGGATCAGCGCGCATTATAGAGGCGTTCTGATCCTTTGGAACTTTTGAGGGTTTGCTGCCGGGTTTAAGGCAAGCCCTCATTTTTTGGATTTGAGAAGAAAAGACATTATGGATGCAACGCTAATACAAATCATACTAGCCCTAATAGGTTGCTTACTGGCTGTGATTGGGTTTTTTCTCATACGCACTCTTCAGCAAAACGATAAAGCCCTCGAAAAACTAAACACCGTTGTCCATAACTTGGATAAAACAGTCGCCGATTTTAGGCTCGATATCAAAGACCGCCCAACCTGGGAGGCAGTCAAAATAATTGCAACAGAAGAAGCGCTCAGCGCAGTAAAAGACCATGTAGTAAACGTACATATCCACTAACCCGGTAGAACATGACAGAAAACGACCAAAAGAAGGCTTTCGCTATAGCCCTTCTATCAGACCCTAAAGACCCCTTCGCCTGTGCGCAGAGCGTATTCGGCGATAATGTCGGTCGCGCCCTAGAGATACAGAACATCTGGCCCAAAGACCTCAAAGTAAAAGAGTACCAGGCCGAATACATTAAAGCTAACGGCGCCGAAGTAGGCTTGCCCACAAAAGAGAATTATGCTCAGGACGTGTACAACCTAGCCAAAGACAAGGGCATCGACGATGAGGTCAGGCTTAAATTTTATAAGCTGTACGGTGACATTAGAGGGTTTATCGAGAAACCTGGTATGACGGTCAACACCAATACAAATATAGATAACCGTAAAGTTATTGTCGTTAAAGATCATGGCACCGATGAGGAATGGGAAACGAAACTACGCGCCCAGCAGAAAAAGCTGGTAGCCGATAATGACTAGCGCTACGCTCGACAGAAAATTAGGCGTTATAAAGGCGCAAGATAACCCGCTCGAGCCCGATGTCGTTTGGGAAGCCATACCCGGTACATCACAAGAATTAGCCCTCGACACACGCTGCGATCATACGCTGTACCACGGTGCCCGTGGCCCAGGTAAAACGATTACGCAGCTTATGCGTTTTCGTCGTTTTGTGGGCATGGGATACGGCAGCTATTGGCGTGGTGTTATTTTCGATAGAGAATTTAAAAACCTCGCCGACTTGGTGGCACAGTCTAAGCGCTTTTTTCTTAAGCTGGGCGATGGTGCGAAATTTATCGCCGGCGCTTCCGAATACAAATGGGTTTGGCCCACAGGTGAAGAACTTCTGCTACGCCACGCTAAAAAACTGAGCGACTACGATAACTTTCACGGCCACGAGTACCCGTATCTCGGCTGGAACGAGCTAACAAAATACCCTACAGAAGAATTATATTATAAGATGATGTCGACAAACCGCTCGTCGTTTTCACCTGTGAAGGACACGCCTAAAGACAACGACGGCAATTACCTAACACCTGATGGGTTACCGTTGCCGCCGATCCCTTTGATGGTCTTCAGCACAACAAACCCGAACGGGCCTGGGCACAGCTGGGTTAAGCGCAGATTTATAACACCGGCTAAAAATGGTGAAGTCGTCAGGACAGAGGTAGCTATATTCAACCCACAGACGCAACAGGACGAAATCATTGTTCGTACACAAGTCGCAATTTTTGGATCGTATCGCGAAAATATTTATCTTCCTCCGCAGTACGTTGCTGAGCTCAACCAGATCACCGACCCGAATATCAAAGCCGCTTGGCTTAAGGGTAGCTGGGACGTCAACGCGGGCGGGGCCTTTGACGATCTATGGCAAACAAATACCCATGTGGTAAGTCGCTTTCGCATCCCAGCAACATGGCGCATCGACCGTGCTTTTGACTGGGGCAGTACACACCCTTTTCATGTTGGCTGGTGGGCCGAGGCGAACGGGGAAGAGATCAGAATGCCCGATGGCGAGACATTCTGCCCTGCGCGTGGCTCGCTGATAATGTTTGCTGAATGGTACGGTACAGCGCAGATAGGAACCAACAAGGGCCTTAAAATGTCCGGCGGCGATATCGCTGTGGGCATCAATGCGCGGGAGTTAGAATACTGTAAAGAAAGCTGGATACCTCACGTACCACGAGCGGGCCCTGCTGATAACCAGATCAACGACGTCAAAGAGAGCGACGTCGACACGATCAAGAAGAAGATGGCCGATAAAGGTATCCGCTGGACAAAGTCAGATAAATCTCAAGGATCACGTAAAATAGGTTTTGAGCTATTTCGTGAGCGCCTTTTAGCGTCAACTAGGGGCGAGGGCGCGGGTATCTATTTTATGTCAAATTGTCGGGCCAGTATTGAATTGCTACCGTCCCTCCCGCGAGATGATGTAAAATTAGACGATGTCGACACAGATGCCGAGGATCACACATGGGATAGTACGCGATATCGTGTTTTACGCGGCAATAATAGACTAGCCACTAAAATTCCTGTATCATATCCCACATAAGGAGCCTAAAACTTTGCCACAACACAGACCTAATGTAGAGTTTGTTCGCCCTGAGCTTCAGGCGATACTGTCTATTTACGCGCTCATTCGCGACGCAATTGTTGGACAAACGGCCGTTAAGCTCAAAGAAGAAGATTATCTACCAAAACCCAACCCTCTCGACATATCGCCCGAGAACGCTGCCCGCTATGCTGCTTATTTGCTGCGTGCTGTTTTCTACAATGTGACGTCGCGTACGCTGGCCGGGCTTACGGGTCAAGTTTTCGCGCGTGCTCCGGTGGTTCTGATACCCGACGAGCTAACTCCTTTAATTTCTGACGTTGACGGTACAGGTATTACGCTTGACCAACAAGCTAAAAAAGCCATGTCACGTTCGATCGCTTTTGGCCGCTCAGGGTTATTAACTGACTTCCCCACAACAGGGGGTACGGTGACCAAACAGCAACTTATGGCAGGCGACATACGCCCTACGATTACGTGTTACGAACCCGAAAATATTATCAATTGGCGCACTATCATGCGCGGCGCCTTAAAAATATTGTCGCTGGTCGTTTTGGCCGAAAAGTTTGACGAGGCTGATGACGGTTTCCGTGCAATCTCGACGAGACAGTGGCGTGTACTTGAGCTCGATGAAGAAGGCCTCTATGTAATGACAATCTTCCGCGAGGTCGCCGTCGCAAACACTAAAGACATCGTGATCAACGCCGTAGAGCATTTCGTGCCAGTAGACGCCAATGGTAAGCGGCTTACTGAGATACCCTTTATTTTTGTGGGCGCTCAACATAACGACAGCGAAATAGACGAACCGCCCCTACACGATATAGCTTTGCTTAATATTGCGCATTATCGAAACAGCGCCGATTACGAAGAAAGCTCGTTTCAGGTAGGGCAGCCGACGCCGTTTTTTACAGGGCTTACACAGGACTGGGTCGAAGAAGTCCTCAAAGGCCAGGTACAGCTGGGCTCGCGCGCAGCGATACCATTGCCAGAGGGGGCCACAGCCGGACTGTTACAGGCGAACCCCAATACCATGCCTTTTGAGGCGATGGCCCATAAGGAGCGGCAAATGGTTGCTATTGGGGCCAAACTCATCGATCCTAAAACAGTCGAGCGTACGGCCACCGAAGCGGGTATCGATAACGCGTCAGAAACTTCTGTTTTAGCCGCGAGCGCCGATAATGTATCTGCCGCCATGCAGTTTTCTTTAGAGAAGGCGGCTCTATTCGCAGGTGTCTCTGGTGAAAAGATTGAATACCGTTTAAGCACAGATTTCTCAGCCACTAAGATGACGGCGCAAGAACGTGCCCAGCTCGTGAACGAGTGGGTCAGCGGTGCAATATCATTTACTGAATTACGCGAGAACATGCGTAAGAGTGGTTTGACAAGTGAAACAGATGAAGACGCGCGAGCCATGATCGCAACAGAACTAAAAGAAAGACAGGCCGCCCAACCGGTAGCGGCCACAAGTCAACCAGCACAGGAATAACCCAGAGGAAAGGCACAGACCATGATTAAGCTAACTAAAGAGGAATTCGACACTATCCCCGAGGCGCTACGCACTAGATACAAAGTTGACGGCGACGGCTTCTCGTTGATAGATGTACCCACAACAGGCATCACACAAGATGATCTTGACAGTATGCGCCGTGGTAAGGATCGTGAGGCCCAGACAGCAATGGATCTGCGCAAAGAACTCAATGTTTTTAAGCAAAAAGAAACTGACGCGCAGGACGACGGGCACAGAAACTCGGGCGATATCGAATTGCTCGATAAGTCATGGAAAGAGAAAATGA